CCCCCCCTATATTATATTATATTTCCTTACTACTAGTGGTGCTATAGACCCTCTTATAAATGTTGAGAAAGTCGTATTTGATTATGTCGTCGATCGCTTTATTAGTTGCGACCTCTGTTTCTTTCTCTGACAAACCTTCAGGAATGTTAGCAACTCTTGCTAAACGTTCGCAAGTGTTGTAACCTTTTTCAACATCAAACAGAAACCAAAGAGTAAACTGTTCGAATGGATCATAAGGATTGTCAAACGTTGTCAACATACATTTCTTTTCCATTCAAACTCACTCCTTCAAATACTTCGAAACTGTTGACGTTGACACACCAAGTTTGTTTGCGATCTCAGCTAATGTGTAATTAGACGCGCTCAAAGCCTTGATTCTGTTCTTTTGTGCAACACTGAGTGTGCTTGTTTGCTTAGGCATTGCTCTTTGTCTAAGCTCGTCGATGTCTGCATTATTGAGAATGCGGACAAGCTTGCTTTCGCTAATGGCACCGGCCTGAATAGCAGCCCATTCCTGGTCTGTGATCTTGATATTACGCTCTTTACGGGATACAGAACCCATTTCCTGGCGATACTTATTAAGAGCTCTGGTTCCGATCTTTCTAACATCGCCTTTTTCCATATCCTTGCCAGTCTGCTCCTTATAAGCACGCTTACGAGCTTCCACTTCAGAGGATGCTCTGACCTGAGCCATACGTTCTTTAGGTGCATTAAGCTCAGCTTCAGAAAGCTTGCGCATAAGGCTTTCCACTTCATCATGATAGGTAGCTTTAGCAGTGCTATCATACTTAATCTTACCGGTGGTCATAGCCTGTTTACGGGCATCATTGGCCATAGCTTTCATCTTATTAGCATAATCTGCGTAAAGACGCTCCATTTGTCTTGGATTCTTCGGATCAGACATAAGAGTATAGGCATCGTCTGTCTCAGCCATCTTAGTACTATCTTGAGTCCTGGTTTCCAGCGTTGTTTTGACCTCTCCGGTACGCTTATTGATGGTGGTCTTCTCATAAGTGGCGTCATCTGCGGTCTTCCAAAGCAAAGCACCCTCGGGACGAGTAGGATCATAGTAATCCTTTCCCTTCATATTAACCATGGGACTGCCTTGCCGTTTCGGAACTCGCTCAGGACTCTTTGCCCTGGATATAATGGTGGCGGCTCCTCCATCCGGCTGATATTCCTTTTTTAGGCCTTCAATATCATTATCAATTTCACTTTGCTTGTAATTTAGTCTATGCTTTTCGGCATCAATAACGACCATGCTGTGCCTAACAGCTCTTGCAAGCTTATCTGAATTGGCGCCCTTGAGTGTCATATCAGTAATAAGATTGGAAATCTTACCCATTTCAAGCTGAGTTCCATGCTTAGTCATAAGCTTGATAGTACCGGCTTTATAAGTATCAGGGCCATACTGAACTTTTGGATCAAAACCTTTAAGGCCCTCGAGTTCTGGAGTCGCTGTGATTCTTACCTTACCAGCAGGGTCGTGGGTAGGAATAGCCATGACAGTATCGCCATCAAAATCGGCTCCAGAAAGTCGATCTGCAACCTTATGGTTAATACCAATGGCATCAATCGAATCATTTCCAATAATTTTCTTACCGAGCTCATTCTTATGAGTTACAGTAAGAATAGGAATTTCAAAAGTGCCACCATGAGGATAACGAATAAGAGCCAACTTAGTACCAGGAGCATAGCCCGGAGCATATACTTCATTATCTTTAAGAGAATTAACAGGAATAATAACATGATACTTTTGTCCAGGTAACGCAGCAGCCTTAAGATGGACAGCTGCAGAGTCGCATTCATCAGCAAATTTATTAAGAAGATGCTTCTTAATAGTCGGATTAGTTAAACTGCTAATACTTTCATACTCAGCAACTTTGTCTGTAATGGCAAGCTTAAGCTGCTGGTTTGCAAGCTTCTTTGACTGCTTAGAAAGAAACTGCGCAGGCAATGCATCGGCCCATTCAGTCCAGTCGCCTTGGTCGGATCGTTTATTAATAAGGCCAAGCTTCTCTTTTCCTGTTTTAGGATCTTTATAGTAATATTGGCCTCCTTTATCAGGATCTTTAATAAGCGAACCAAACGGGTTTTCTGGATCATCCTTTTTAATTGGCTTTAAAACAGTATGATCTTTTGGTCCGAGTGCCGGTGTTCCCTTCTTTTTATTGGTATTAAACACAACATCAACGCCAGGCGGCATGTCGTCTGCATAAACAGCCATACCTTTAAGATAATGTGTTCCGTCCACAAGGATTCGAACCTGAGAATATCTGGACTCACCAAGAGACAGATCGGGAACATTTCTCCTAAGTTCAATAACGCCGTCCTTCTCAATGCCTTTAATACCATCAGGACCAACGTCATCTGCATATCGAACCATCAGCCTTTTAGAGCCCATAGATGCCGGATAAACAAGCTTCTTCTTCGACGCATTCTTATCTTTAATAGGATCGGCATCAATCAACGGATGAATATTTGCATAGTCATAAACGGCCTTTGTAACCTTCCGGCCATTACTATCAACCCTATAAGGAGTGCCCGGAGGGCATACAACCGTGATCGTGGTCTTTTGCCCAGGATTAGTAACCTGCGGAACTCGACCACCAGCCACAACATAGCCTTCTCTGTCTAGAATATACTTGACTTTCTTCATCATTTCCGGCGTAATACCGAGCTGCTTGTCAACGCCGGCGCCAATCTCGATAACGCCCTTTTTATTAACCTGCTCTTTGATGAAATCGGCTTTAGACTTTGCAATGTTCATGTTTTTCTCAGCCTCTTCGTTAAACCAGGAACGAACAGTAGATTCATTGATAGGTTTGCCAAGACGCTGACTCATCTGGCGCGCAATTTCACTGACGCCAAGACCATCTTTCTGCAAAGCCTTAGCAGTAGCAACATTATAAGCGCGTCTTTCATTTTTACAAATACCGAGCTCAGTGCGAAATTCTGTCGAGGTCAAACCCATAGATTTAGCAATAGCATTATCGCCTGTCCACAGTTTGCCATCATTGTCAACATAAGTAAAGCCGCTTTTCCTTTTCTCTTCGACTCTACCGATGAAGTCTACAGCATGCTGATATGGATTATCACCAGACCCCCAAGGATACCGTCCAGATCGACGAGGCATTCCGTAATGCAGCAATGAATCTTCGACATAGTCACACAGACCGTAATAGCTCATCATTTCTTCGGCTATTGGGTTCATGGTGTCATTCCTCCTCGTAATTAGCTTTTTCTATTAACTTGTTTAAGTGCACGATTTTGTTAATAATATCATTAATGTCTTCAGGCGCAGGGTTATGCACAAATATCTCGTCGTTCTGATAGATTCTCAATTCTATCCCAATCTCGGCAGGTTTGACCTTATACTCCAAACAGAAAAGAGCAGCGTAGATTTCCAACTGCTCTATATGTACTTTAGTTTTACCAGTCTTAAGATCGTGAATCCTCAAAAATCCATCTCTAAAAGAAATAGCGTCTGCAGTTCCAAAGAAATAGTTTGAGTAATATAAAACAACCTCAGTGCTCATTCTAAAGCCAATGGCGTCATTCACATAAGAATATAAAGTCTTTCTGGAACGAGGCTGCTTAATTCCGAGATCAATCGTCTCTTTTGCCCAAGCATGCAGACGAGTTCCAATTTCAGCAGCTTTACGATTTGAAAATACTTCTAAAGCTTTATCATCATCGTACCCAAGCCAACTGCATTGACTCGGACTAAAGCTGGCATGAAACCCTTCCAAATTTGAATGATCATTAAACTTCATTTATTTTCTCCTTATCTTCCAAATATAACAGAAAGTTCTTGAAGAACTTTGTCTTTGTTCTCAGGATAAACAAATGCTGCATATGACATATCATCCAACTTAGAAATATAATACTCTTGATTGGGCTGTTTGATTGCTCCTTCATCTCTTTTGATTTCCAGCACAACCCATTTGTTTTTATACAGAATGGTCCAGTCAGGAAATCCTTGTATGTACCCCGCGTCATTTTTAAGGGCAATACAGCCTGGGTACATACGCTTGATCTCATCGATCAGTTCTTTCTGAAATTTACTTTCAAGCTTAGCCATGATGGCGAGGTCTCCTTTCATTTGCGTTAAAATAAAGAGAAGACGAAATTTTAAATAAAAAATCGTTCTTCTCTTCATAACAGGGCATGTTTTTTTCGCGAATTTTAAAATATGAGAAAAAATGAAAAGAGCTTGCAATTGCCGCGAACTCTCTTCATTTTATGCTCAGTCAATATAATCGTAGTTAGGAACCAAGTCATCGATCGAGCAGTTAAGCGCCATAGACAAATTAATAATTGCACGAAGAGACGGCATCCGCTCACCAGACAAATATCTTGTGATGGACCCTTTATCAAGATGCGCTTCCTTCGCTAGCTCAATACGATTGATTCCATACTCAACCATAATCGACTCCAAATTGTGAGAGAAAATATCAATGAACTCTACTTCACTCATTCTTGCAGATCTCCTTTTACTTTGGCCAATCTTCTTGCATAAACACTTGCAGTTGCAGACTGGCAACCGGGCAAAACTATTATATATATATATATATATATATTATATATT